AAATGGTGGTGGAAAAATTAGTGCATCGACTGATATGCACTTAGAAAATAAACTATTTGTGAAGGAAGAAGTTCACTGTGAAACATTTAAGGGAACAATTCAACGTGCCCTGTATGCGGATGGTGCAAATAGAGCAAGTTCCGCTGTAATTGCCTCTACATTAAGCACAGCTATTCCTCCTACGGTAGTTTCACCTGATCCCGATGCACCAGAATTGACCGCCGCATTGGAAACTCAGGTAGCCATGTCAACAGGATTAGTTATTCCTGGCGATAGAGCGGTTATATCGTATCCTAATATTAGTAAATCTCCACCTAATACTAGATTGACAAAAATTGCCATTGAAAATGATGGAAAAGATTCTGTTGATTATGCTCTATACCCCGGATATTCCAGAAAGGCGCCATATTTTGATCCAGATGCCCAGAATGATAATACTAACATAGAGACCGGAAGAGCAATTCCATCTTCATTTGGTTCCATTTATCGGGCACCAGCAATTGCAATTACTAATCCTATAAATGAGGCATACCCCTCAACTATAATTTCCAAATATTTCACTATTGGAGATTTAACATCCAGAGCAACATTCCCACATAATCTAAGGGAACAGTGTGGCCTGACAGAACTAGAAATAGCAAGAAATCTACAGCATCTATCTACGAATATTCTAGATAAATTAGTCGAGGAATATGGTAGACCATCATTCATAATTACGTCTGGGTTTAGAACTTATTCGGGTAAGGGTCAAACGTCACAGCATGATATCGGACAGGCTGTAGATATTCAATTCAAAATTAATATCAATGACTATTCATCTCGTGGTGAAGAACTAATTAAAATATTAACATTTGACCAGCTACTTCTAGAATATCAATCTGGAGGAACAGGTAAGCCGTGGTTCCATATTTCATATGATCCAAAAAGAACACGAAGTCAGTATGCTACATATTATAATCATAAACCAGTAACAGATTTTAAGGTAGTTTAATATGTCCTTCGTAAACATGTATGAAGCTGAAATGAAAGAACGCCGTCTAATGAATGTTATTAGACGGGTTTCTATGTTGGATGATACTAAAATTAGCCAACTAGGAATGATGCTTGGTGCGAAGAGAAGTGTTAATTCTTCACTAAGTCCAACTGGTAAAATTGGAAATGTTCTTGGTAAGCTAGGATTAAATAATAATAGTTCCAGCACATTATCATATCGAATTAATGGTTGTCTATCTGCTATTGATAGAACAATCGATAATAATATTGTGGCTCTTATTGGCCTTTCACTGGATTCTGTGGGTATTCTCGATCTATTAAGAATGCAGGAAATGATGGGTAGTGATTTTGCTAGATTATCAAGAGCCTTGGGTTATATTATGAATTATGGTCCATCTGCACTCTATCAATTACAGGATGCTCTTGTGAGAGGTGTTGAAAATACCATTATGGATGTGGTTGCCATGGCATCCGATATTGCCACAGATGCAATTAATCAAGCCGCCCAGGAAGCTTTTTGTGCCCTTATGCCAAGTCTGAATGGTCTACAAGACGAATTAGGTGGATTATTGGGTGGTGTGGCCGATATTGCCGATGCTGTGTCATCACTTACAAATGAGATAACAAACGATATAAATAATGTATTAATAGCCGCCCAAATGGAATTTAACGATTTATCAAACACAATAGCAGGTGGCCTTTTTGGATATGCCACAAATAGAAATTCAACTTGTGCTATGCGTCCAGATGCACAATCAAACCTAAGAAGAGTATTAACCCAAACTATTTGTTAAGGATATACATGGAAAGACCTACGAGACCAACAACAAACGAATTACAGCAGGTATTATTCTCAGATTTTACTAATAATCTTGGAATACATCCTGTCACTGGAAATTTAACTCGTGTGGTTAATCGTGAATCGGTTAAACAGGCTCTACGTAATCTAATTCTTACCAATACAGGCGAAAGATTATACAATTATACCATGGGTATAGATATAAATCGTCTACTATTTGAGACTATTATAGACGAGACTGATACTTATATCATGAGAGAAAAAATTATAAAGAATATTAAACGGTATGAGCCAAGGGTCGATTTGGTTGACGTAGAAATTCTAACTGAAACTGACACTGATAATAAGACAAATAGTGTTACTGGACTGCCACTAGAAATGAACGATCTGAGAAATCCCAGGGGAGAGAATGGTAATTCTCTGATAATTAATATTATTTTTAAGATAATAAATACAACTGAATTATTAAGCCTTAACGTATTATTAGAAAGAAATAGATAATGGCAGATTTCCTTAATACCGAACAATTAGACTTTGCTTCAATAAAAAACACTCTTAAAACCTATCTTAAGACACAGACAATCTTTCGTGATGTTGATTACGAAGCATCAAATATTAATGTTCTATTGGATATCATGGCATACAATACTTATTTAAATGGCTTCTATTTAAATATGGTTGGTAATGAAAACTTCATGGATAGTGCAATATTAAGAGATACCGTTATTTCCCATGCCAAGGAATTAAACTATCTGCCACGCTCACAAACATCCGCCAAATCATTAGTGAATATTAGTGTCAATGTTAATAATCCATCACTGAGAGAAATTGTCATTCCGAAATATAGTGTATTTACTACATCTGGAATTATATCCTCAAATAACACTGTGTCAAATTATTCATTCATGAATCGCGATAATATCATTCTACAGAGACAAAATGCCACAGAGTTTAGTTCAAATGGCTATATTTATGAAGGAGCATATGTAAAGGAATATTACAGTGTAACGGGTGAAGATGATCAGAGATTTGTCATATCAAACAAAAATGTAGATATTGACTCCATTATAGTAACTGTCCAGGCATCCAATAACAATACCAGTAATACGATTTATACCAATGCTAGTTCTCTATATGGTCTTAATGCCAATTCGACTGTATTTTTTACCCAGGCTTATTTGGATGATAAATATGAAATTCTATTTGGTGATGGTGTATTTGGCAATAAACCAGTTTCACCGAATCTAGTTTCGATTGAATATATGATTGCCTCTGGTGAGGAAGCAAATGGATGTAAACTATTCCAGTTCAAGGGTAGACAGAGATATAATTATCTGGTTTCCACTGTGTCAAATGCGAGTGCTGGTAGTAATAGAGAAACCCTAAAATCCATAAAATTCCGCGCGCCCAGACATTATCAGACACAGAATAGTGCGGTCACATCCGAAGATTATAAGATTCTCATTCTGAATAATTTCAATGATATTTCTGCCGTCAATGTATATGGTGGAGAAGAATTAGATGAACCACAGTATGGTAAGGTATTTATTTCTGCAAGCACAACATCAGGTGATGTATTAAGTAATAATAGAAAGACTGATATACTAAACTTCCTTAAAATCAGAACACCATTATCCCTGAATACTGAATATATTGATCCTAATTATCTCGATCTAATTGTTAATTCCCAGGTAATTTATAATCCTGCATTGACAAGTCTAACAGATAATGAATTGTTAACCAATATTAGAAATATCATTATCGCATATAATAGCGAAAATCTTCTGGATTTCGATAATGATTTTCGATATTCAAAATTCATTGCTGCAATCGATAATACAGACAATTCCATCGTCAGTAACAATACAGAACTCACTATGGTTAAGGAATATCTTCCATTGCTTGGTGTAAATTTAATATTTACTATAGAATTTAAAAATGAACTTAAAAAAGATGATAATACAGAATCTCGACCATTGACTAATGAATTTACTCTATATTCATCTGAATTTACATATAATGGCCGACCTGCCTATATCGGAGAAGATGGCGGCGGACAGCTATTCATATATGAATATACTGATCAGGGCAGAAGAATTTTAAATCCTAATTGTGGTTCGGTCAACTACACTACAGGTAAAATTAGTATCAATAATATATCAATCGATTCGTATAATGGTTCAGCATTAAAATTCTATGGCGTTCCTAAAAATAAGGATATTTTTGTTACCAGAAATTCCATTCTAAGAATAGATTCTAATCTAATAGACGTAACCATTGAAAGACTGTAATGAGAACATTAGACCAAAATCTTGATATTTTTATTGAGCAGCAGCTACCTACATTTTATACCAATGATCGGTCTAAATATGGTGGCCCGCTATTCATTGAATTTCTTAAAGAATATTATAGATGGTTACATTCTACAGATGAGATTGGCTATAAAGCCAGAAAGATGCTCGAATATGGTGATATTGATCTAACAACGGATGATCTATTAGAGAAACTGAAAAATAAATATCTTTCCGATCTACCATCAAATACCATAGCAGATAAACGGCTTCTCATTAAAAATGCTCTGGATTTCTACCGCAATAAAGGGAATGAAAAAAGTTATGACATTCTTTTCCGTGCATTATTTGATAAAGATGTTACGATATATCTCCCAGGAAGAGATGTTCTTAAATTATCGGATGGCGACTGGTCTGTTCCTCAATATCTAGAAATATCTAATGTTCCAGATTTACAGTCATATGTAAATAAAAAGATAGTTGGGATTGGTTCTGGTGCATCCGCCATCGTCGAAAACTATTATCAAATCGTAGTGAATAGGAAAAATATCGATGTTTTAGTTCTATCCAATGTCAATGGTTTCTTTGATCGTGGAGAATATGTAAGATTAAGCACGTCAACTAATATTGAAAATCTTCCAAAAATTCTTGGGTCTCTATCTGGTGTAAGTGTAATTGATGGTGGTGCAAATTTCTCCGTCGGAGATACCGTAAATATTATAGGTGATGGTAGATCAGGTAAGGGAAGAGTAATTCAGACATATTCTGCCGATGGTCGAGTAAATTTTTCATTGACATTTTCTGGAACAGGTTATTCACGTTCAACCGTTCCTGTAATTTATCCGCGTGTTATTCTATCACTAGAGACAGCGAATTCTAATATACAGGAAGGGCAATTACTATTTCAGTCAGATAACGTGGCGAATGGTATAGTCTATTCCAATTCTCTTGGTGATGTTACCATTAAAGAAATTTCGTCTGGATTTACTATTGGTAGCACAATTAAAACTGCTCTGCGTATGCAGGTATCACAATTGGCTAATAATATAAATACATTTACTGTTGGCGAAGTCATCACACAATATGATGGTGTTACTCAAACAGCAAATGGTATAATTAGTAATATTGAGGATAATACCTCAAATACTTATATTTTCGTTACTGATGTCACTGGTAGTTTTTCTGCATCTGAATATGTTGGCGCTTCACCGAATAAAGTATTCACTACATCAAATACAGTTGTTAATTGTTTCATTTATGAAATTCTGGGTGGATCAAATACTGGAACAGGAATTATTTCTGATATTTCTGGTGGTGGAACAGGAGCATCATTTAGAATTGGTGACATATTTGATACTGAATTTTTAACCATTAATAATAATTATTTAAGAGATATTCTTAGTTATTCAGTATACTCATTTGATGGAGTTTCTAATACAAGTAATGTAATCATCGGATCACTATTAGATTATGAATTATCGGAAGTAGGTAGTATTCAATACATTGACAGTATTGTGCCTGGAACCGGATATAGTTTAAATCCATTTGTGGAATTAAATAATTATCCGGTTTCTTCATTGCAGATGATGGATATTGGCGGAATTAAAGGTAATAATGCTATCGTAGAATCCGATTCAGGTATAGCAAATGGAATCGTATCAAGTGTGGCTGTTATCGATAGCGGATATGGATATGAACCCGGAAAATATGTAACTATGCAAAAAGAGGGATCGGCATTTGCTATAACTGGCCGAACCCTTGTTCTAAATCAGGGTAAATCTATTGGTCAATGGAAATCGACCAGAGGGTTTCTAAACTCTGATATGAGAATTCAGGATAGTAAATATTATCAGGAATATTCATATGAGCTACAATCCGATGTAAATTATGCTCGGTATAATGATATTGTCAGAAAATTAGTTCATCCAATCGGAACACAGATGTTTGGTAAATTCCTGCTTACCACCACTGTTATCGATGATGATAGTGAAATCATATCCTCTGAATTGGAGACAGCCGGAAATGGTGTTGTCTCGTATACTGCTTCATCTAATGTAGTTACTGGTAATGGAACATTCTTCACAACATTCTTTAGCAATAATGATGTTATCAAGATAAATAGCTACCAGAGAACTATTTCTAATATTGCAAATAATACATATTTAACAATTGATACCGCTATGTCAAATTCATATGTGTCTAATAATTATAGTAAAATAAACACAGATTAGGGTATATAAATGGCAGGAAAATTAACTAAAAAACATTCCATTAACAATTCCACAGAATTTGTTAATTCAGTATTGAGTTCGAATACAAACTATTATATGTTTGCATCCAGACATATTCCGTGGGATGACGAACAGAATCCGCCTGCAACAAATACTACAATCTCTACTATTGAGCATACAATCTATGATCATATTCTATTTGGTAAATCTGTAGCGAATACTGATATACGATTTATGATTCCGAGATATGACTGGACAGCTAATACATTATATGCAGCATATGACAAGGATAATGTCAATATGTATAGCAATAATTTCTTCGTTATCACTCCTGAACAGAACGTGTATAAAGTATTAGACAATAATAATGGTCTTAATTCTACAATAAAGCCCACTCTTGTATCAAATTCTATATTCAAAACCAGTGATAATTACGTGTGGAAATACATGTATACTATCTCTAATTCAGATATGACTAAGTTTTCTACTAGAAGTTATATACCTATCATTGCGAATACAGAAGTTCAAGCATCTGCAATTCCAGGTGGTATTGATATCATCAAAGTTCAATCTGGGGGTTCATTGTGGTCAACATATAATACAGGATTTCTACAAAGTGTTGTTGAGTCGCGAGAATTAGTAATTAGTGCTAATGCATCTGGTAACACCAATTATTATAGAGACTCATCCATATATCTTAAGAATGGATTAGGCGCTGGGCAGATTGGTAAAATTATATTCTATAATGGTGCATCTAAGACCGTCCTACTCGAAACTTCTCTGGATGTTGCATTTAATCTAGAATTAGCTAATACCAGTGGAACTTTTCTAATTGGTGATGAAATCACACAGGATTCCTACCAGCTTAATTTAACTTACCCAACCGGCTCCATTAGCGTAGATGATACGGTCACACAGAGCCTCACTGAAGCCACTGGATTAGTATATCGTGCCTCTCCTACCGCCGTGACCATAGACCTACTCACAAGTGATTTTGTTACCGATCTTCCTATCACATTCGGAGACAATCCAATTCTTGGAACAGGAACCGTAACCTGTAACACTACATCAAATACGGTTACTGGATCAGGGACAGCATTTACTACATTATTCCCTTCTGAATCTCTACCACATTATATTATGATCGGTGATTATTTTAGAAGGGTTACTGATATTGCCAATAATACAAGTCTCACTGTAGCTGGAACAAGCTCGGGTGGATTTGATGCGGCGTATTCAGCAAATGTTTTTTATAAAGTTCCATCTGCGGCCACAGTAAGTTCTATTGAAAGTAGAACCGCCACAGGAATAACTATATTTTCTGATCTGAACAGTGTTAAATTAGATATTACAAATAGAACATCAGAATTTATAATTGGTGAAAATGTAACCCAGCCTGGAACATCCAGTAACGGAACAGTCGTATTCTCAAATAATTCACTTTTGATTATATCCAATGTCCAGGGTCCAGGGTTTATTGCTACAAATTCTACGGTAACATTTACGATATCTGGTTATACCTCTGCTGCTACAGCAAACGTATCTGTTGTTACTAGCCGTCCATCAATTACTGTAAATGAACCAGTTGGATCGTTCCGTCCAGGCGCAATTATAAGAACCTCTACCGGAAGTTCGGGTAAAATTAGATCAGTTTCGTCTCTACCAGATGAGGATACTGAATATGTTATTTCACCAACCATTGTTATTTCTGGGGATGGTAGTGGGGCCGCTGCTTACTCTGTAGTGAACACTTCTAATTATAGTATAGAATCTGTTGTGGTAATCGATCAGGGAACGGGATTTACCGAGGCAAATGTATCAGTTGTAGCTAATTCAACTTATGGAAGTGGGGCCAATGTTGTTGCTTCTATAGGTCCAGTTAAGGGCCACGGATACGATCCCGTAATTGAATTAGGTGGAAATTACGTAATGATCGCTGTTGATTTTGGATCAGCCTCAAATGAATCGTATGATTTTCCCGGATATGGTTCCTACAGAACAGTAGGATTAATTCGAAATCCACTGTTTGATGATGTTACTATAAATGTTCCTACCACAAATGGATCATTCCAGAGAGCAACTTTAACTGTAAACAATGTATCAGGTTCATTTACTAATGGTGAAATTGTATATCAATCAAATACCGGTTCAACAGGAACAGTATTATTGGCTAATACAATCGGAACAAATACTGTATTATACATTAATGATATTCGTGGTCAGTTCAATGCCAATACCTCTAATGATTTTATTACTGGTCTACAATCAGGTGCATCAGGTAATACCCGAGTCCATGACCTAACTGTATTTCAGAAAAATTCAGGAACGCAAGTAATATATCAGCAAAATACAGGCGCCCAAGGAATTTTGATTTCCAGGGGTGAAAATTATATTGAACTATCCAATGTGTCTGGATCATTTGAAACTGGTAAAATTGTGTTTGATCCATCAACAAATACATATGCCAATTCAACAAGTTTCAAATTGGCATCAAACACAAAATCAACTTCATTTATTAGATTTAATCAATTAGGTAGAATAACTCTGGCTTCAAATACTCAGCCATTCAATAATAATGAAGTTATTGAATTGAAATCTGAAATACTTGGCACAAAATTAGCCGATGCTGTTGTGTATTCTACAGTTGATGATATTGATTTAGAAATAACTGGAAATACTATTCCATTCACTCTTAATGAAACAATTCGGCAAAATACCAGTGAAGCCTCTGGTGTAATGAGATTTGCTAATTCTACACATATGAAATTAACAAATGTTATTGGGGAATTTAGTAATCAGTCTGGATATTTCATCACAGGTTTAACATCATCTGCAAATGCGGATATTAATACATTATACCCTGTCCTAGTGGTTTCTGATATGGATGGAACATGGGCAGAGAGTAATGCAAATTATATTGTTGGACAAAACTCCGGATCAAATGCGTTTTGTTCATTGAGCAATACAATTATTTATCCAGAACTTGTCCGTGATAGTGGAGAGGTATTATATATAGAAAACAGAGAATATATTCAGAGAACATCGAATACTAGCGAAACTGTAAGATTATTAGTTAAATTTTAAGGATTGACATATGCCAGTAGAAACAAATCTAAATAGGGTTCCTTATTTTGATGACTTTGACGCCGAGAAGAACTTCTATAGAATTGTTTTTAGACCAAGCACAGCGGTCCAGGCGAGAGAATTAACACAGCTACAGTCAATCCAGCAAAATCAGATTGAGAGTTTCGGTAAACATGTATTTGTTGACGGTTCAATTGTTGATGGATGTGATCTTTCATTCGATACCAAAATCAACTATCTAAAAATTACAGACAATTATCAAAACGGCGCAGTAATTTCAACTGTTGATCTTGAAGGAAAATATCTATTATCCACAAGTAATCTTTATGCATATGTCCAGTCTTCATACGAAGGATCAGAGGGTTCTGCCCCAGATTTAAAAACTCTTTATATCAAGTATACAAATAGTGGAACATATTCTAATGGCGTTCAGCAAAATGTATTTAATCCGGATGATGTCCTTACAGTTTTAACTTCTGCTAATGTTAATTTCGCGGAGATTACTGTAGCAAATACTTCTATGTCTCCAACCGGAAACGGATTTATCGCACACATTACCGATGGGACAGTTTTTCATAAAGGTGTATTCATTCGTGCAGCAGCACAGAATTTAATCGTATCAAAATACAATGCTAGTCCTAATAATGTATCTGTTGGTATAACCACCACAGAGGAACTAATTACACCGGAAATTGATCCATCTCTATATGATGGGTCCCAGGGAACAACTAATTATAATGCACCAGGGGCGCACAGACTTAAATTAACTCCATCTCTGACACTAAGAGCAACTGAAAATACTAGCAGCACAAATACCACGAACTTTTTCTCTATTGCAGATTTCGTTGATGGTAAGGCTGTCAGGATTCTAACTGACCCACAGTATGCCTCACTTGGAACCGAATTAGCAAGAAGAACCTATGAGGAAAGTGGTAATTACGTAGTATCACCATTTGTTGTTACTACTGGTATTAGATATACCGCTAACGTAGCAAATACTTCATATTTTAATACTATCATCGATAAAGGTATTGGATATATTCATGGATATCGCATAGAATATAATGATAAAATTTCTATTCCAGTGAGGAAGGGAAATGATGTTGAATATGTGGATAGTCAAACTATCACTGGCAATTTTGGTAGTTATGTCTATGTTCAAGAACTATCAGGAATCTTTGATGTAAATCAGCTAACAGGGTCCGGTGTGAGTCTGCGTGATACTGCTCAAGTTTCAGTTACTAATGGCGCATTGAATGGTGGAACCGTTACAGGAACAGAAATTGGGACTGCTAATATTAGAACCATTATGTATTATAGTGGAACGCCTGGAAAAGCTACTGCACAGTATAAGGTATATCTATTCAATATCAAAATGAATAGTGGTAAAACCTTTAGCGGTGTAAAATCTCTTTATATTAGTTCTAGTGAAGGTAAAGCCTTTGCTGATACTGTTCTAGAATCTGGTCTAGCCGTATTGAAAGAAACTAATCTCTCAAATCTAGTATTACCTCTCGGTAAAGCTGCCGTTAGAAATCTTAGAAATTCACAGTCTGCTCCGGATGATTATGTTACACAATATACATTTAGATCGAGTAATAATTTTACATTTACTCAATCACAGAGTTCAATCGGAACACTAAACGTTCCCACTACGGGTGTTGGAACATCAGGTCAAGAATTACCATACAGTGGTGGAACATTATCTGCTACAAGTGAATTAGATTTTATTATAATTGCTAGAACCTCGGCTAATACTGCCAATCTAACAGGGACAGTTAGCACGTCTGGTAATGTGGTGACCGGTGTAGGAACAAATTTCAATAATTCATCTTCACCACTATATCTTGAAAGTGGAGACTTTGTTTATGTTGCCAATACTACAACATCAGAATTGAGACAGATTACTTCTGTAACAAATAGTACTTCTCTATCTGTAAATACTGCATTCGTTGGAACCTTTCCAACTGGATCAGTAATTAAAAGACACATACCTGCCGGTAGTGTTATTAATATGACTAAACCTACTGCCAATATTATTGTAGTAGATAGTAGTTCAGCTAACATTTATATCGGAACAACTCTCAATAAAGATTTAGATGCCACTGCATATTATAATCTAAGAAGAGAAACCTCTGTTGGCCTTTCTAAAGTTATCAATAAGAATAGATTGGTTAAACTAAGTTTAGCCGCCAACACAACCGGCCCATGGTGTCTGGGTCTGCCTGATATTCATAAAATAAGAGGTGTCTACGTAGGAAATTCTACATCATCTTTTGGTGAGTATAGCACATCCAATAAGAATATTAGAAATAGTTTTAGGCTTGATAACGGCCAGAGAGATGATAGATACGATCTTGGTAATCTATATCTTCTATCAGGAACAACTCTACAGACTACGGATAGACTTCTTGTAGAACTAGATCATTTCACACATAATAAGTCAAGTGGTGTAGGGTTTATTTCAGTCGAATCTTATCCGATTGATGATGCAAATACTTCAAATACTTCTGCTATTACCACACAAGAAATTCCTATCTTTATTGGTTCTAATGGAATTAAATTGGACCTAAGAGATTGTGTTGATTTCAGAGCAATTAGGGCTAATACCGCTAACAGCGCGACTCTTGCTAATAATGCAACCATTAATCCATCAAATACTTCTAGTTTTGATGTAGCATCTGGCGGTGCCTATTCCTTTGTTCCGGATGGTGAGTTTACCACAGATTTCAGTTATTATACTGGACGTATAGATAAAATCTATATTGATACTCGTGGAAATGCTGGTGTCAAGGAAGGTATTCCTTCACTAGAACCAAGAACCCCGGCCGATAAGCATGATGCTATGACCTTGGCTGTATTGGATATTCCACCTTATCCGTCTCTTCCATACAACCTTGCGGTGAGTTATGGTCGCCCAGACTATGCAGTAAATCTAACTGTTCAACAGACAAAAAGATTTACCATGAAGGATATCGGAACACTTGAAAACCGTGTCAATAGACTAGAGTATTATACTACATTATCTCTATTAGAAACTTCAACTAAGCAACTTAAAATTCTAGATGGCAGTGGCAATGACAGATTCAAAAACGGGTTTCTTGTTGATTCCTTTAATGATGTTAATGTTGCTGATACTGATAGTGTTGAATTCCAAAATTTCAGTCCAGGGTTTGATTTCGAGAATAGTGAAATAGTTCCGAGACAGGCTCTAAATTGGGTTAATCTTATGGACTCAAATAGCACATATGTTGGTGCCTATGGAACATACACACACAATAAGGCATACATTCCTAATAAGGTTCATGTCCTAGTCCATACAGCCAAGGAAATGATTAATCAGCCGAAGGCTAGTAAGAAGAGAAAGGTATCGGAGAGTAATGTATTTACCTATAAAGGATTTATGTCATTAAATCCACCGGGTAATCATAAAATTGATATTACTACCAATCCTTCCATAACGGCAGAATTGGCTACATTGGGTAATGTTAAGGTTGCGAACCATGTTATTATTGGTTCTGCCTATAGAGTTGAAGATGCTATTAAGAATATTAATACAAATCTATCAGCCGAAGTGGTGCCGTCATCTGCATCTAAGACATTCACGACTGGAAATTATATTCAGGATATTAATGTTATCGCATATCTTGACCCTATTCTTATTAAATTTAGTGCATTTGCTCTTAAACCAAATACTATCATGTATCCATTCTTTGATGGTGTTAAAGTATCACCATTCTGTATTCAAACGAATGAAAGTTCTGTTGATACAGGAACCTTTGGTGGAGAATTAAGAACAGATTCAACAGGTAAACTATTCGGAAAATTCTATATCCCTAAAGGAGTATTCCTAACTGGCGAAAGAGTATTTAAATTAGTTGACGTAAGTAATGTCATCACCTCATCTGAAACAATCAGAACCGAAGCATCTGCGACATTCTTTGGTTCTAATATTGATATTACTCGTTCTGCACTAAATATTCAGACACAGCCAAATGATATCAATATCAATTCTACACTAACCCAGCCGTCTATCATTAATCCTATTAATCCGACTCCGGTAATAAATCCACCAGCATATACACCACCATCAACCGATCAACAGCAGACAACTCTAATAAATTCTCAGCCATCGCCACCAACAGCTTCGCCTGAAATTGATGGATATGTTCATGCGGAAGTATTTACTTATACGTATGCTGAAATATCATCAACAGATTCTCCTGGTTATATTACATTGGTTAATTTTACAGGAAGTGCGGATGAAGCTGTTGCATATGCGCTATTAGGATATGATATTTCAGGTTGGACTGAAATTCCAGATGGCTATACCTTACCTGATGGAACAGGTAGTGAAGGTGGCTAAATAATAAAAAAGGATGATTAATTAATGTTAGCACAAAGTTTTTACGTAACCGATCCGACCTTTGATACTCCCGGTGTATATGCCACCGGGATAAATCTATTTTTTGCGAAACTACCATCTGATAATAATATTGGAGTTACCGTCACTATCAATGAAATGGAAAACGGGACGCCAACAGGCAGTGTCCTCCCATTTGCAAAATGTAGATATACTACAGAACTATTAAAATCCATATATCTCACTGGTGCAAATGGAACACGATATCTCGATGCCGGAAATACTGCGGCACAATTCACTTTCGGTATTCCAGTATTTTTAAGAACACAAAAAGAATATGCTCTAGTGATAAATGTTGATGGTGATCATCCTGATATTGAAATGTGGTGTTCGGAACTAAATGGAACTGACGTAGTTTCAAATTCTAAAATTGCTACAAATCCTTCAATTGGTGTTCTATTTACTTCTTCTAATGGTAGAACATGGACTCCTTACCAAACAGAAGATTTAAAATTTTCAATCAATGGTTCCAGTTTCCCATCGTTAACGGGAAATATTATAATGACCAATGCTAATACAGAATATGTTCAGCGAGAAGTTGTAACGCAAACCAGACCATTTCTTCGTGGTGAAAAAATATATGTGTCGAATGGCGTAATTGGGTCTTCAAACGTGTATACTGGAAAGGCATCAGCAGTAATTACATTATATCCAGCTAACAGCCAGTATTCAAATGCTGTAAACAAAATGATATATCTTAGCTCTAATGGACAGTCACAGACTGATATTAGAAGTGTTGTTAGTGTTATTAATAATGGCGGAAATACTCAGATTACATTAAATCGTGCGCCAACATTCAATGACTCTAATGCTACATTAGGATTCCTATACAGCAATGGTGCCTTGTATGCAGATGAATGTTATGTAAATGGATCAAGAGATTTAATTCTCCATCGTTCAACTGCCAATTCTACTATGAATTTCAGAGAACTAATGATTAGTAAAAATAATCAATCACTTCTGATTGGGTCAATTTCTGGAACAGCCGCCAATCTTTATTCACTAGGTGCGATTCCTTATGATGAAATCGTTCCACAGTTAGCGTATGTAGAACCACCTAAAACTTCATTGAATATTTCATTTAAGGGTGCTGCTCTTGGTAGTAACACCCTAGACAGCACGTATACGACTCTAATGTTCGATAAGAATACTAAATTTCTAGATAAAACTAGATTAGTTAGATCACGTTCGGATGAATTATATTTTGATAGTGGAACTAAATCCCTACAGGTAAAAATTGATTTCTCATCTAATTCATCCTATCTATCACCTGCCCTTAATGATATTAAAAAATCAGTTCTACTACTGCATAATAAGATTTCACGTGCAAATACACAATTACTGACTAATGAAATGTCACCGGCCGGCGGTAAAATGGGTAACAAATATGTTTCTAAAACTGTATTACTTACTACAGAAGCAGAGGATTTGGTTGTTTATCTAACTGCATATCGCCCAGCGAATACCGAAGTATATGTGTTCTGTAAACTTCTTCATCAGGAAGATGGAGAAACCATTGATAACAAATATTGGACTCTGATGGAGGAAGTAACACCAAAGCCATATTCTAGTAAAGTTGATTTGAGTGATATGAAAGAATTGCAGTATGTAATTCCATCAGGTGATGATGCGACTATTACAGCTACAGCATTCAAAAACGCAAACAACTCTAATATTGTCAGATATTACGATGATAATAGTGATGGATCATATTTTGACGGATATAGCACATTTGCTATAAAAATTATTCTAGAGAGCGACCAATCACATATCGTTCCTAGAGTGGGTGACATGAGAGCAATTGCGGTTCAGGTATAATGTATCATAAAGTTGTTGATGATCCCGATTTAGTTCGGGATAGTCGTAGTCAAGGGATTATAAATACTAACAATGACGATTTAGTAAAATACAGACAAAAACGGAACAAAGAACTATTATTAAATAATATCATCAAAGAACACGAAAACATTAAATCCGAATTGACCGATATAAAAAATATGCTAATGCAATTGCTGGGGAATAAAACTTAATGACAATAAATTTATCAAATATCGATATAACGGTTGACACGTTTAGTGTCATGGTAACAAGAATAAATCAGATGGCAGATGGTTTCAAAAATCATACTGTAACAGTTGACACGTCTGCATCAGGAAATAATTCCTCTGGTAATGGGTTTATCACTGGTATATTTGGCGCAAATACTCTTGTTGTTGGGACCGGCCTTCGTGGTGGTAGTGTTAATCAATCTGCTAATCTTAATGTAATATCAAACACAACATTTCAGTCTAATGTAGTATTTCTATCCACAGTTACACTATCCAGTAATTTAGTTTCCAATGCATACGTCAGTTTTGCAAATACTATATCAGTTACCGGAAATTCTAGATTTTCCAATACAGTAAGTGTCACAGGAAATGCTATATTTTCTAATACTTTAGCAGTAACAGGAAATTCTAGATTTTCCAATACAGTAAGTGTCACAGGAAATGCTATATTTTCTAATACTCTTACTGTCACGGGCAACACTACGTTAGCTAATAGTCTAATTGTATTAGGTAATACAGCGTTATCAAATACTCTGACTGTAACCGGAAATGCTATATTTTCTAACACTTTAGCAGTAACAGGAAATTCCATTTTTTCCAATACAGTAAGTGTCACGGGTAATACGACATTAGCTAATACATTAACTGTAACTGGTAATACTACTATTACTGGTAATACCAATCTTAATTCAACATTAAATGTAACTGGTAATACTACATTATCTTCACTTA